CCAGCGCGGTAAACGCGCTGGTTTTTTAGCTGTTTTTAGCAAACCTCTATATAAATAGAGGTACGCTACTAACGCGCACGCGAGCTTCTCGCGTGCTGCTGTAGTTGCGCGAGACGAAGGGCAGGACACGACCGACGCTTCGGTCGGGATGCGGGTAGGTGGTGTGTACCCGTGTCAGCCCGGATGGCCTGTGGATCGAACCGCGTTAGCGGTCGGAAGCAGGAACCCGCTGAGACGCTTACGCAAGGACTCATCCATGCGTAACGTGGTAGGGATCCTAGCCCTTTAGGGCTGGGAGGATGTCAGTGCCCCTAATCTTGAATATAAGGAGATATCTGCATGGATGACGTCCTTCAGAAATTGCTAAGCTCGGAGCTGCTAAGCGAAGAAGCTAAGGCTGAGATCTCCTCACAGTGGCACGCCGCCGTCGAGCAGTATAAAGCTGCCGTTCGGGAGGAAGTTACCATGACCGTGAGGAGCGAGCTCGCTGAGCAGTGGGCAACCGAGCGCGAAACCCTCATCGAGGGCATCGAGAAGTTCGTCGACGCTAAGCTCGCGGAAGAAGTTGCGGAGCTTAAGGCTGACGTGGAGCGCTTCCGCGACCTCGAGGCGGAGTACGCCCAGAAGCTGGTCGAAGAGAAGCACGCCATGGCTGATAAGCTTTCCGAGGAGCTCGAGCAGCTTATCGACAAGATCGATGCGTTCTTTGAGCTGCGCCTGACCGAGGAGATGAATGAGCTCAAGGAAGACATCGAGATCGTGAAGCAAAACGATTTCGGCCGGCGCATCTTCGAGGCCTTTGTCAACGAGTTCAACCGCTCGTACGTTGATGAGGACTCGCTGCAGGCCAAGCTGGCCGCGATGAACAAGAAGCTTGCTGATGCTGAGAAGACGATCAGCGAGCTGGAAGAGGCCCAGGCCAAGATGGTCCGTGAGGCCAAGCTGAAGGAGATCCTTGCTCCGCTCTCTGGCAAGAAGCGTGAGCAAATGGAGTTTGTGCTTGCCAACGTCGAGACTAGCCGCCTTGAAGAAGCCTACAGGCACTTCATCGGCCGTGTCTTGAAGGAGGAGGGCACGCAGGATTCCAAGCCTCAGCCGGCCACTAGGTCCCTGCTTAAAGAGACCGCGGTGGTGGTGACGGGCGAGGAAAACGCCTCCGCTGAGGCCGCTAAGCAGACTGACGCAAAGGGTAGCGCCGCTGCCCAGCTGCGGAAGCTTGCTGGCATTTAACAAGAAGATCTTCGATTCCAAGGAGAACCACATGGAACTATTCGAAAACTGGCAAGAAACTAAAGCCCTGCTGATGGAGGGTCTCAGCGAGCAGAAGAAAGCAATTCTCGCTCCGGTGCTTGAGAACCAAAAACGCTACCTGATGGAGACCGCGGTTGGCGGCGAAACGGCGGCGGGCGCGATCGGCAACTTCCAAAAGATCGTGATCCCGATGATCCGCCGTATCATCCCTGGCACCATCGCGACCGAGCTGGTCGGCGTGCAGCCGATGAGCGGCCCGGTTGGCCTGGTGTACTCGCTGCGCTTCCTGTTCAAGGACGCCGTGACGGGTAACCCGGACGCTGGTGAGCTGGATACCGGCTTTACCTCGGCCGTGAACGATGAGGTCTTTGGCAACAACAGCAAGACCCGTCGCTTCTACTCGTCGGCTGACGTTGGCACGACTGGCTATCCGCCGGCGCTGACCGCCAACACCTCGACTGGTAACCATGCCCTGACCGCTGACTACGAGGCGTTCGGTGGCCGTAGGATGGCGCTGGAGGTCTTGAAGCAGACCGTGACGGCTGGCTCCCGCAAGCTCCAGGCCCGTTGGACGCCTGAGGCCATGCAGGACCTGCACGCCTCGCACGGGCTTGACCTCGAGGCCGAGATGACTGCTGCCCTGTCGGCTGCAATCGTTTCGGAGATCGACAACGAGATCATCAACGACCTGATCGCGCTGGCTGGCTCGGTTGACACGTTTGACATGGCCGGTACCTTCACCGGCGTGCCGAACTACGTCGGTGACCGGCACGCGGTCCTGGGCGTCCTGATCAACAAGGTCGCCAACGAGATCGCGCGCAAGACCCGTCGCGGCCCGGCCAACTGGATCGTGGTGTCGCCGCTGGTTGCCTCCGTGCTCCAGAGCGCCGCTAAGTCGGTGTTCGCGCCGGCCGTCGAGGGCTCGTTCGTCGGCCCGAACGACACCAAGCTGATCGGTGTCATGAACGGCTCGATCAAGGTGTACAGCTACATCTACCACGATGACATCACTGGTCCGGACTACGACCCGGTCCTGCTGGGCTTCAAGGGCGGCTCGGGTGAGATGGACGCTGGTTACTTCTACTGCCCGTACATCCCGCTGATGAGCTCGGGCGTGGTCGTCGACCCGAACACGTTCAACCCGCACGTGTCGCTGATGACCCGCTACGGTAAGGCTACGTTCGTCAACACGGCGACGTCGCTGGGCAACTCGGCCGACTACTACGGCCGCATCACTGTCCAGAACCTGTCGTTCGTCTAAGCGACAGCGGCCAATAACGCAAAAAAGAAAAACAAAAGCTCAAAGGGCCCCTTCTGGGGCCCTTTTCTTTTGGTAAAAAATAGCACGAGATGCATTTAAACAGCTCATTAATAGCTCACTGCGCTTTTTACGAGCCGTGACCGTTCGATTGGTAGCTTTGCCCGTCAGCCGTAAGTTAAATAGCAGCTACCTAACCACAGCAGCAAGGGCCTGAACAGTTTCGATAAATGTTGACTTTCCTTGATAAATATGGTCTGGCCATCCTGAACGGCTCTACGGCGAGTTCCGCCGGAAGTAACGCCTGTGGAGAGGAAGGCTCTGGCCTTGGGTGCAAGCTCAAGGCGAAACCAGCCTCAGTGAAGCAGGAAGTCAGCTTCGTTCCTGTGTGAGCAGGAATGAGTAAGTCTGACGGGACGGAATGCTCATCGTTCGAAAGCTTGCCGAAGCGCTGAGCAGCCTGCTGCCTAGGCGGTTCCCAACCAACCAGCAAGAGCGCTTGCCCATGACAGTTTTCTCCCAAGAGCACCTCAACCGCCTGTGGGACGAGGTGAAGCTCATCAACCACACGCTCGCCTACTGCGAGCAGCACAAGGCGCTGCTAACGCGCGAGCACGGCATCGCGATGATGCAGGCTGCGGTGGCTGGCTTGACCGCCAAGAAGCTAGAGCTCACCCTGCAGGCTGAAGCGCTGCAGCGCTTTCTCAGTGAGTAGCGTGCCGCGGTAGCAATGGCACCTTGATGGACTGTCCAGCGCGTGGCACCGCGCTGCCATTTAGCTCTAGGTAGCGTTCCAAGAGCCAAGCGCGCTCGGCTGGCGTGACGTCGTGCCGGTTGTGCTTGAAGAGCACGCCCCAGATGGTGTCGCCAGGCAGTAGCAGAGCTTGCGTGTAGCGCAAAGTTGACGTCATGCGGCTATTTACACGTGCCGCCGCGCGGCCCCCAAGCATAAATAGGGCTGCCACCTTAACTTCTAGGCTTCAACAGCCTCACCACCATGAGCGAACCTAACCAGAACACAACGCACGAGCTCTGGATCGAGGCCAGGAAGATGACGCTCACCTTGCAGCGGGTGACGCCAACGACCATCCAGCTCACGTGGACCCTCCCGCCGAACCCGCAGCTCTACGCCGGCGCGGTGGTCCTCCTCAGCGAGGAAAAGTTCACCGCTGAGAACTTCCCGGTTGACGGGACGCGCTATACTGCCTCTTCGAACTGGGCAGCTCCGGCCGACAAGATCGGCAACGCGCACGTGGTCGCCGCCTTCTACGGGTACTTCGGCGATAACATCAACCAGACGACGGTCACGGTGTCCAACACCAACCCGTCCAAGATTTACTACGCATCGATCCACGCCGCCTCGAGCGTTCTGCAGTACTACCCCATCGGGATCCAGTCCTACCCGCTGGAGTCAACTAGGCTGGAGAAGAACTCCGCGGCGTACGCTGGTAACATCCCCTACAGCAGCGCACCGCCCGAGAACCCAACCAACGGGCAGGTGTACTATGACACGCTAAGCGGGCGGGTTCTTGTCTGGAGCACCCAGCACTCCGCCTGGCTGGAAGCGAACAAGGGCACTACCCCAACTGGCACCAGGCCACCGATCGGGGAGCGCTACATCTTCTTCAACACCGCGCCGTCAACAGCCACGGTGCTGGACACCCCGCCCAGCAACCCGCCCCTGGTGCAGGGCACCGAGCTGAACGTCTTCTTGAACGGCGCCTGGGTTGCCTGCACGCCTGCCAACACGCGGGTCAAGGCTGGCCTTGGCTGGGTCCCGTTCCACGCCGCCTACCAGAACCAGCTCTACCCTGGGCCAGGCACCCCAGGCGACGTTGCGTTCATCCAGGCGCCGTCGATGCAGTCCAGCCCCGGCTTCAGCGAGGTAAAGGTCTTCACCAGCGGCAACTGGTTCAACCTGACCGGTGACCTAGTGCAGGTTACGCCTGACGGCGGCGTGACCTGGCTCAACGTCATCCTTGGCGACCCCTACTTCGGGCAAGCGCTCCCGGCGATCCCAACCATCGGCGACTTCTTCTACGCCTCAGCGGAGCGCGACCTCCTGGTCTGGACGGGCACCGGGTGGCAGAAGGCTGACACCGCGAACGAGGGGACGACGCTCCAGGACAAGGTGCCGATCGGAAACGATGGCTCCTACGACGAGCGCCTGCGCCTGATCAAGGTCCTTAAGGGCCAGCTTGGCTGGCCGCAGGTCTGCGTTGAGCTCTCAGAGGAGCAGTTCAACATCGCCATCGACAACGCGCTGGAAACCTTCAGGCAGCGCGCCGACAACGCCTACGCGCACCGCTACGTCCTGTTTACCCTCCAGGAGGGCCAGCAGCAGTACTACCTGAATGACCCGCGGCTCGGCACCGACAAGATCGTGAACGTGCTGGCGATCCACCGTGTCAACCTGCTAGGCGTCTCGGCGCTGTCTACCGAGTCGAACATCTACGCGCAGGCGTTCTTCCACCAGTTCTTCATGGGCTCGATGGTTGACGTGCTCTCGATCCACCTTGCTCACCACCTGTCCGAGGTGTTTGAGCGCATCTTTGCCGGCAACCTTACCTTCACGTGGGACGAGCCCTCGCGGCAGCTCTACGTGCACCGGCGCCTCCGCTTCGGCCAGGAGCGCGTGGTGCTCGAGGTGACCATGGAGCGCACGGAGCAGGAGCTGCTGCTGGACCGCTGGTGCAAGCAGTGGCTGCAAGGGTGGGCGCACGCCGAGCTGAAGGAGATGCTGGGCATGATCCGCAGCAAGTACACCAGCGGCTTGCCTGGCCCGACCGGTGGCCTGTCGCTCAACGGGGAGATGCTGCTGGCTGAGGCGCGCCAGGACTTCGAGGAGCTTAACCGGCAGCTGCTCGACTACGAGGTTGGCAACGGCGGCGCTACCTACCTCAACACGGCCTTCATGATCGGGTAACGCGCATGCGCCTGAAGCAGTTCCTCCTGCTGGCTGAGAAGGCTGACCTAGATAACCCGGGCGTAGGGAACTTTGCCTTGGCGCCGGCGACGGATGCCGAGTTCGCGGCGTGGCTGCAGGAGCGCTGCGAGCCCTTCCTGCGCCATGCCGCCGATCACCTCATCTACCGCGGCTTCAAAGATGCCGGGGTGCAGCTCGCGCTCAAGGACACCAACGAGTTCAGCCGGCGCTCGGCTAACACCGGCAACCTTTACACCCTGTGGCTTGACAACCACCCAGCGTGGCGTGAGTTCCCTAAGCGCGCTAGCGCTTACATCTGCTCCAACAACTCTAACTCCGCGTGGTGCTATGGGCAGATCTACTGCGTGTTCCCGGCCGCGACCGCCATGATCGGCATCTGCCCAGCTGGCGACATCTGGGACTCCTTTAGCCTTACGTACAGCGCCCCCATCAGCTACCTAGTCGAGGACCTAACCACGGCGTTCACGGCCCTTTACGGCCAAGCTGCGGCTGACCGCGCGGAGCTGGACTGGGGCACGCTGAAGCAGCTGCTGCAGAGCACCACGCCAGCCCAATTCACCGAGGCGCTGCGTGAGCGGAAGCACTTCGACCGCGCTAAGTACTATGCTAAGCCCAACATTGCCAGCACCCTGAACAACTGCCCTAACCTGTACGCCTACGTGGCGACCGTGCTGGACCCCGTGGCAAACAAGTTCAAGGCCACCACCGGCGCAGCCTACCGTCTTTCTAACCTCCAGGCAGCGAGGGAGGTCTGGGTGCAGGGTGAGGTTGGCCTGCTCGCGGCCGGGACCTTCACGCCAGCCGCGGCGCCCAAGACGGCTGAGGTGCTGGCTAAATATGACCTGCTATCCCACATTCTCCCCTAGGTGCTGAAGCCCGCCAACCATGCCAACCCTCCCGTGCCCTGACGGCGGCGGCAGCCTAAACAACCCGAGCGCGCCTGAGCAGCTTGGGCAACGGCCAGATGGCTCGCCGCTGACGCCATACCTGCCAACGGCGCCCTGCATCGGCGAGCTGGACATCTCCACCTCCAGCGACGCGTGCGCTAAGAACGAGGCGCTGCTGCACGATGCGTACGTCGCTGAGACCTTGAGCATCTCGGGCGCGCCGGTGAACGTTTACCGGCTCCGCGGCGTCCACGAGCAGGGAACCGGCAGCGTGCTGGCGAAGGGCAAGGTCTACAGCTCGCCCAGCGACCCTGGGTTCCCGCTGAGCAACCTGAACGGGGGCGTTAACCCCTGGGGCTCGGCCCCGGTGGGCTCAGCCGTTGTGACCAGCGGCGCGTTCCTGGCCGTTGACTTTGGGCACGTCACGCTCACCTCGGGCAGCGGCCCAGCGTACCTGCCACCCCGTCCAGCCTGGGTGATGGTGGGCGCCATCAAGCTGCGGCAGGAGGACTCCCCGCTGTACATCGCTAGGCAAGTCAGGGTAGAGCTGACCGACGGGGAGGTGGTGCTTGGCGCCCCGCAGTTCACCGGGGTCGGCACTGGGACCATGATCAACCTCGAGGCCGGCCCGAACGCTGAGGCTGGCGTCATCAGCGCGCTGGCTACCTCCCCGACAACCTTCCTCGTCACCGCGACGCTGCGGACCGGGAGCACGCTCACGCTTGGCACCGCCACGGTTGGGACCACGTTCAACTCGCCCCTCATCAGCTTCAAGCTGGTCAACGGCTCCACGCCGTTCGCGGCGGGCGACCTATTCACGGTAACGGTAGAGTACAGCTGGCGCCGGGTCGGCGTGTTCAACCTGACGCAGTCCAGCACCGCGCTGGTCCTGAACCTGCAGCACCAGCGGCGGGCACGCGCGGTCAGGGTCGTGCCAACCCTGTTCACCGGCACCGGCAACTGGCGCGTGTACGAGCTCGACGTGCTTGACTCCCCGCCAACCGACGTCAACAACGTCCAGGACCTCCTCTTCAACGAGAACCGCGACCGTGACTACGAGAAGGTCCCGGTGCTGCTGAAGTGCCAGTACACCCCGACCGACTCCATCACCGACCTCAGCAAGTTTGGGCTAAGCGTGCTGGACCAGTACAGCTTCACCACCTCGTTCAACCAGATGGTGACCAAGCTTGGCCGCCCGCTGGTCGTGGGCGACATCATCGAGCTGCCACCCGAGCTCCAGTACGACCAGAACCTGCTGCCGGTGCGCAAGTTCCTGGAGGTTACCGACACGGCGTGGTCAGCTGCCGGGTTCAACCCAGCGTGGCGGCCGCTGGTGTTCCGGTTCAGCGCGCAGCAGGCCTTGCCGGCCCAGGAAACGCGGGACATCTTCGGGACGCTGGATACCCAGCAGTACCTCATCGCTGACGGGCTCCTGGCCGACGGCGTGGGCGAGCAGCTGAACACTGCCCCGCTGGCGATCACCGAGGAGGCGCGCCGGGAGGCGGCTGCTGCCGTCCCCGAGGTTGGCTCGGACGACCAGCTGAGCACGGCTGGGCAGCCGGTGCCGCCGCCCTTGCCGCCCCAGAACCCAAAGGGAACCCCACCGCCGGCCGAGCCAAGCTACCAGGCCATCGACTACATCGAGGACGGGCTGCCGCCGAACGGCGAGCCGTACGGGGAAGGGTATGCCCTGCCGCCGGTCAGCAGCGCGACCGACGGCGACTACTTCCGCCTGTACTACCCCGAGCACCTCAAGATCCCGCCGCGCCTGTACCGCTTTAGCGCCGTCAAGAACCGGTGGCTCTACCTCGAGACCGACCGGCGCGGCGACTACAGCTCGCACAAGCCGTCGGTGCGCCGGATCCTGCAATCGGGTACCAAGCAGGGCCTCAAGAAAAAATTAACTTAATTGGCCGGCGCTGGTTGAGGGTAAATAGCCGCTGGCGCCGAGGAGCAGCAACGCATGATCGACCAGTACTTCTACGAAGGGCAACTACGGGCCTACATCGTGCAGTTCATGGGCATCTTTACCGGGCTGCGGGTGCAGACCGGCAAGGGGGAGTGCGCGACGCCGGAGTTCATCACGGTCCCCATCGTCTTCGGGAGCCGGGACCGCGTGGTCGCCGCGCTGCAGGCCGGCAACACGCAGAACCGCCCCCACACGCTGCCCATGCTGGCCGCCTCCATGACTGGGCTGGCGCTGGCGCCCACCAGGAAGGGGATCGGGGTGGTGGACCGGCGCGTTTACCTGCCCCCAGGTGGTGCCTTCCCGGCTGACCTCAGGGTCCTCACGCGCGTGATGCCGGTGCCATACGTGATGAGCCTAGAGCTCGCCATCTACGCCTCTAACACCAACCAGCTGCACCAGGTGCTGGAGCAGGTGCTCTGCCTGTTCGACCCTACCCTGCAGATCCAAACGTCCGACGCGGCGTTCGACTGGACCAAGCTCACGACGGTGGAGCTCGTGGGGATCAACAACGAGGAAAACTACCCGCCTGGCGGTGACCGCCGGGTGCTGATCTGGTCGCTCAACTTCGAGGTGCCAATCTACATCGCTACCCCGGTCGACGTCCGCGACGACCTGGTGCGGAAGATCAACATCCAGATCGGCGACCTGGAGGGGTTCACCCTCAACGAGTTCGACGAGAACGGGGAGCTGGTGCCGTTCACCACGCCCTACCTTGGCCCCGTAACCGTCACCGCTTAACCGCCAGCTATGCGCCAGTACGAGGACCTCATGCGCCACGTGCTCGAGCATGGGGTAGACAGGCCCGACCGCACCGGCACCGGCACGCGGTCGGTGTTCGGCTGCCAGCTGCGCTTTGCGCTGCGCGAGGGCTTTCCGCTGGTCACGACGAAGAAGCTGCACCTGCGCTCGATCATCCACGAGCTGCTGTGGTTCCTGCAGGGGTCGAGCAACGTCAAGTACCTGCGCGACAACGGGGTGACGATCTGGGACGAATGGGCCGACGAAAACGGCGAGCTGGGGCCCGTCTACGGCGTGCAGTGGCGCTCGTGGCCCACGCCCGACGGCGGCCACGTCGACCAGCTCGCGCAGGTAATCGACGAGATCAAGGCGAACCCGGCCTCGCGCCGGCTGATCGTCTCCGCGTGGAACGTCGGCGACATCCCGAAGATGAAGCTGCCGCCCTGCCACCTGCTGTTCCAGTTCTACGTCGCCGAAGGCAGGCTGTCCTGCCAGCTTTACCAGCGGAGCTGCGACATCTTCCTCGGCGTGCCGTTCAACATCGCGAGCTACAGCCTGCTCACGCACATGGTCGCGCA